ATTGTCAAATATGGCGGTAACATATACGTTTATACATATTCTTTAAAAGCATCTGGACAATTACCTACAAATAATGTTTATTGGGCTTTAATGATTGAAGGCTTTAAATTTGAAGGTGTATATAGTAACTCAACTGCATATCAAGTAGGAGATGGAGTTACACATGGAGGTAGAGTATATGTTTGTATTTTAGACACTACAGGCAATACTCCTCCAAATTCTACTTACTGGTCTCAATTTGCAGACGGTATACAATATGAAGGCGTATATGTTAACTCTACAGCTTATCAAAAGAATGATGTTGTTACTTATGGCGGTCTTGTTTATATTGCAAAAATAGATACAACAGGAAATGATCCTTCTAGTGCTACTCATTGGGATAAATTTGTAGATGGTATTTCTCCTTCAGGCGTTTATAACGCTTCTACAGCTTACGTCTTAAATGATGTAGTTGCTTACGGAGGTGGACTATATAGTGCTAAAGGAAATACTCAAGGTAATTTACCAACTAGTGCTACTCATTGGGCTGTGTTCCAAATGGGTATTAACCCTAGAGGAACTTGGGCAACTTCAACAGCGTATGCTCCAAATGATGTTGTAACTCATGGTGGTAGCACTTATAAGTGTTTAGTTGCTCATGCATCTACAGTTTTTGCTACAAACCTTGCAAGTAGCTATTGGGAAAAGTTTAATGGTGGAGTTAGATGGCGCGGTAATTGGGCATCAGGTTCAGCTTACTTAGTAGATGATATTGTTAAATCAGGTGTAAGTTCTTATATTGTTTTAGCAGATCATACTTCTTCTACCGTAGCAGCAGATTTAGCTGCAAGCAAAATAGAATTATTTGCTGAAGGTGGTGATTATGTTCTTCCAAACACTTCTGGAGAACAAGATAAAGTATTAGGAACAAGCGGTGTTAGTGGAAACTATTCTTACGTATCTCCAATACACCCTGCTGGAGTTATTTCCGCTACAAGTGCAGTAACAGCAACTTCAGGTAATCTTTATGCAGTAAGCACTGCATCGGCTGTATTTACTTTAACTTTACCTGCTTCACCTGTTCAAGGTGATTTTATAAGAATATTAGATATAGGTGGAAATTGCTCAGTGAATAATTTAACAGTTGCCAGAAATGGACAAAGTATAGCAGGTGAGGCTGCAGATTTTGCAGTAGATGTAAGTCGAGCTTCAATTGCTTTAGTATATATTAACAGCTATGGATGGGGAGTCTTATAAATGGCAACTTTATCAACATTGCTTGGCTCTGGTCAGGCAACAGTAGAAGATCCGCGTAAAGAAGGTTTACCTTGTATTGCAACGTGGACAATGAATGACGATAATGCTCGTCAATACGACTGTGCTATTTATAATAGCGAAGGATCAACCATGGGTAATGCTTGGAGTAGTACAGGTGGAAGTCAAACTCCAGGTACTTATACTGGCGGTAACATGAAAGATAAGTATTGGGGTGTTAATGGAGATAATGGTAATCCTTATCGAACAAATGGTGAATTATCTAGTAATGGAAGTAGTTATAAGATTCAAGCTACTACTAATTCATCGCACTTGCCCTTGCACGCAATGATGAATGTTTCTCCTTCAGGAGCATTTCACTCTAATAGATATACAAGTGGAAATAGTGTTTTGCGCTTGCTTAATTATCAGATTACGCAAGTATTACCAGAAGGTATTCGACCAAGATGCGGAATAACTCGAGACGAAAAACTTCTTTATCGAAGTAACGTTTTAAACTTTGCTATAGAAAAAGGTTCTCCTGGAGGTGAATACATAAATCTTTGGGATGATTCTTCTTTGGTTTCACTACATGGACAAGCTAATATATCTCCTAAAAACGTTAATAGTAACACTTACAGAGGTAAAGGTGCTTGTGGTTATAACGAAAGAACTAAAACATTTGTTATAATCTGGAAAGAAAGTAACAATCAAAGGACATTTATTACTAGATATAAGCTTACAAAAAATTTAAATGACACAAGTATTCCTTTGAGAGAAATTTTTGAGTCTGCATCAAGTGTTACTATGAGTGGTGAGTTAACTATGCACTGGGCAGGCGATCAAGAAGCACATCGTTTTTCAGTTACAGTAGGTGACAACGATTTTATTCGATGTACAGCTTTTAGAGAAAGTGACAAAATTGCAAGCTGGTTAATAACCGCTTCTCTTACAAATGGTCCTGGATTTCATTCCACTAATGGTCAACTATATCATAGTAACACAACTTCATACGGAATAGAGCAAGGTTGGGAACATATAGGACAAACATATAATTCTACTTGGGATAACAAGTGGCATATGCATTACAGTCATTATTATTATTACGGCTGTGGAATTTCAGCGTTTGTAACAAGTACAGAAGATCCTCAACTTTGTTATAAATTCCAACAATCACATACTAGTCTTGGATTAGCTCCTCATGCTTGGGGAAGAACAGGGTTTATAATAACTTCTTCAAATAACTCTGATTCTGGAGATCACAGATTTTTTAATTTAAATTTAGCTGGTATGAAAACTACACTTGCAGCCTTTAATTCAGGAGCTGGAAAATATCATTCTTATAATGAATATACTCAACCTACTAATTTAACTACTTTAAATATTAATGATTATGCCAATTGGTTTCCTTCACATGGATTTCAGTCTACAAATTATCCAGTATATCTTAATGTAAACTGGTGGCCAAATGCATCAGGAGCAATGTCTTATTCAGGAGGAGTAAAATCAGATGCCTAACACAGCACTTGTATTTCGAGAAGGTAGTAGTAAAAATATTGTTGCAATAGATAATGATTTAGTTTCACCTGACAGTGAACACTTTGTAGTTACATTACCTGACGATATTGAACATTGGAGACTTTCAATAGATTCAGATGAAAATCTTGTTATTAAATTTGATGGAGAAGATACTGCTACAGCACTTGCATCTTTGCTTGCAGAACAAAAAGCTGCAGAAGACGCTTCAGAAGATTAAAAAATATAATAATTTCTAGGGGTTACAATACCTGACGTTAAAGAAGGGTAGCCCCTAGATATATTTAAGGTATTATTATGTATTATGATGTAGAAGAAATAAATTATGCTTTAAATAAAGCTACAGAGATTATTAATGAAAGAACAGTTGATAAAGGTTTTATAAGAAGCTATAGCGACTGTTTTTGTTTTCTTATTGAATATGATAAAGCACTAAGAAATAATAAGTCAAAAGCAGATGAAATTTTTAAAAAATTAAAATATAACAATGCAAAAGAATTTTTAATACAATTACGTAGAAATAAATTTACTTTAAAAACTTTTGCAATTTACTCTGGTTACGAAATTAGAGATAACTTAAGACCTAAATATGGTGATATAGCATATACTGATGGCACTGCTATGATAGCAAACGATGGTCACTGGGTCACAACTGATGAAAAAAATTCAGGCGTAGTAAAAGGCATTAAAACTAAATATAGAGAAATTAGTATGCATTTACTCGCAAGACCATTAAGGAAAGAATTATGAAATATTATTATGAAGGTTATGAAATAGTCGCGCCTTTAACAATTACTTCTAATGAACCTGTATTTGATGCAGACACTATTTCTCTTAGAAAACAAAGAGCAACTCAAAATGCTCAACGTTGGGAATTATCTTTTGGAGTTGTTACTACAAGTCCTGCAGATTTATTAGCTAGTATTATAGATTTTGACATTGCAAAAACAATGGCAATGCCTCAATTAAATGATGTAAATAAAAGAATTGGAACTACTACAGGAAGCTCTTCAACAACTACAACTTATACTGTAACTGTGCAAAGTGGAGTTTATTATATTGATGGTGTTCAAAAACCTACTTTAACTTTTGTTAAAGGAAATACTTATATTTTTAATTTAAGTCATAGTTCAAACGGTTCACATCCTTTAAGATTTGCTACTCAAACAGATGCTTCAGGAGGAACTCAATATACTACAGGAGTAACAGTAAATGGTACACAAGGTCAATCGGGAGCTACTATCACTATTGTTGTGGCTAGCAACGCTCCTTCTACTTTACATTATTATTGTGCAATTCATGGTGGTATGGGTAACTCTATAAATGTTAGCGCAGCTTCTGGAATTACTATTAATTATCCAAAAGGTGCTTTTGTAACTGGAAGCAACAATAAAATTTATATGGTTAAATTAGATGCTGCTAGTGTAGTATCCTCAAACCTTTATCCAACACCTCCTTCTGGATTAACTTATTCCACAGTAGCTAATGCTACTATAAAATATTACAGGTCTGTAGATGATTTAAGAGGAATTACTTTTTCAGATGGATTAATTGCAAATCCAGGTACTATTAGAATTATTGAGGCTTTAGGATGAGAAGTTTTAGTAATACAGTTCAAACAATATTAGCGTCAGATAATATAGAGTTTTTCTTTTTAATAAAATTAAGTTTTAATTCTATTTATTATTTGACAAGTCACGGATCAGATATTACTTATGATGGAAACACTTACAGTGCTAATGGAGGTTTATTTGAAGTAGATTCACCTAAATTTTCGTCAGTAATAGACAGGGAAGCTTATCGAGTTGTAGTAATAGATAACAATAATACTATGAAAACAGAAGTAGAAGCTAATGTAGTAGGAAAACCTATTGAAGTAAAATTAGGCTTTATTGATTCAAATGGAAGCCCTATTACTAATACAGCAGATATTCTTTCTATATATTATGGTTATGTTGATAACCCTATTGTTTCAAACGATTGGGATGCAAAATTAGTAGTGCTTGAAGGTACTTCCGCTTTAGCTGATTTAGATATGATAAATAGTTTTGTTACATCTAGAGATGGTATGGATCAAAAATCTTCAACAGATACTTCTTTTGATCAAATCTATGAAAATAGTGCTATTGAAGTTAAATGGGGTAAAATAGATCAATCAAACGTAGTGGAGGATTAAATGGCTGTATTCAAAGTTATTCAAACTATCCTTACAATTGCGTCTATTGCTTATCAGCGTAATCAATATAAAAAGATGAAAGCAGAACAAGACAAAAGGAGAGGGATGCGAGTCACTGTTAGAGGTGAATCAGAATCTATTCCTGTTGTCTATGGGAGACAAATGCTTGGAGGTATTGAAGTAAAACATCATGTATCTTCCGCTTATACACATACTACCGAAAATGCTAATGCTGTTATTTTTGATAAAGGACTTGGTACAACAAATATAACAGGCACAAAGCATGAGTTTTTATATGTTCAAAGTGCAATATGTCAAGATGGAATTGAAGGGGTTCAATATGTAAATATTGATGGTAAACCTTATGATCTTGATAATGAAGACTTTAAACATAGAATTGTTATAAATAATTCAGGTGGTACTGCTGAAAACTTAGCAACTGCTAATGGAATACGTAATACTAATACCTTTACTGGTTGTGCTTTTGCTACTGCAGTTTACAGATTAAATAGAGCAGAACCTCAATACAGCGGTATACCTGTTACAGAATTTTTTGTTAAAGGTAGAAAAGTAAGAAGCATTACTCAAAATGCAGGTAGTTATTCTTTAAGCTCAAATTATACTTTTTCAAATAACCCTGCTTTATGCTTACTTGATTATATGCTTAATGCAGGTTTTGGTAAAGGCTTAAATGTTAGTGATATAGATTTAGGAACATTTTATAATGCTGCACAAGTTTGTGATGCAACAGTTTTAACAGGTGTTTCTGCTTTTGGTCATATACATGGATTTAAGCCTGTTCTAGACTTTGCTACACAATCTGATTTTCCAGATGTTGGTGAAGAAGCTTATTTGTATCAGGCAACAGATACTAGTCAACTTTATAGTTGGAGTAACTCAGGTGGCAATTACTCTACTTATACAACCACAAGTAATGTTAGAAATGTTCCTTTATATGAGTGTAATATTACAATAGATACTAGTGCTAAAATAAGAGACAATATTGAAGCTATATTACAAACAATGGGTCTTGCAGAATTAACGTGGTCTTCTGAAGGAAAATATAAATTATTATTAGAATATCCTGCAAATCAAGCAGCATTAAATGCTTTAATTCATTCTGATCATCAATTTGATGATAATAGTATTATAAGAGATTCAATAGAAATGAATTGGACACCTCTAAATGATAGATTTAATCATGTTACAATTAGATTTTTAAATGAACATGAAGATTTTAGAGAAGATTCTAAGTCTTTTCCTCCAAAAACAGGCTCGGTATATTCTACTTATTTTGCAGAAGATAACAATCAATTGTTAAGCACTGAAATAAATTTTGATGGTTGTAGTGACCCTTATCATGCTCTTGCTAAAGCTGAACAAGTTGTTAGACAATCAAGAGAAATGTACTCTATTAATTTAAAAGTAAATAAACAAGGTCTTACTTTAGAACCTGGAGATTTCTTTAGTGTTAGTATTACAGATCAAAATATTACAAATGAAGTATTTAGAGTAGAGTCTATTGAAGTAAACGAAGATTTAACTTGTAGCCTATCAGGTTATAAGTTTGATACTGGATTTCTTGCTTGGAATGTTGCAGATAATGAAGCATATGCTACTAGAGTAGGTGTAGAAACAAAAATATTAGGACCATCACAAATTACTGCTACTGATACTGGCTTTGTAAATGATGATGGAATATTTTTACCTGCAGTTGAATTAAACTGGACTGCATCAAATGATTCTTCAGTAAGAAGTTATGAACTTCAGTATAAAGTTTCAACAGATGCTAACTATAGTTCTTATAGAACAACTCAATTATATCATGTTGCAACAGGATTAAAAACAGGAACACAATATACTTTTAGAGTTAGAGCAGTAAGCAATACAGGACGATTTAGTGAATTTGCTACTGTAACTCATACAGTTGGAGGAGATACCACAGCTCCAGGAATTCCTACAGGACTTACAGCAACAGGTCATTTTAAATATATTTCTTTAGAATGGACTAACCCTGCAGATGCTGATTTAGCTTTTATTGAAGTTTATGAAAATACTTCAAACAGCACTTCAGGTGGAACTCTAGTAGGAACAACAAGAGGTGATACTTTCACTAGATCTAATCTTGGGTTAAATCAATTAAGATATTATTATATAAGAGCAGTAGATAATACAGGTAATAACTCAGCGTTTACTGCTGTTGTTTCTGCTACTACTACTTATCTTGATGACCCTGATTTTGCTAACGGTATTTATAGTTTATTTACTTCTCAAGGTTTATATGCTATTGAGGATGTAACAGGATTACCTTCTTCTGGTACTTTTACAGGTGAAAAAGTATTTAATAGAAATGATGGTAAGCTATATCAATGGACAGGTAGTGCTTGGGAACAAGTTGTAGGTGGTGCTGAAGCTTTTTCAGATCTTACAGGAAGTATTGCAGGATCTCAAATTCCTAGTGGAACAATTACAGAAGCTAAACTTGGATCTAACTCAGTAACAGCTGCTAAAATTTCAGCAAATGCTGTTGGTGCAAGTGAAATAGCAGCTAACGCTATTACTGCAACTAAAATATCTTCTGGTACTATTACTGGTGATAAGATACAAGCAAATACAATTACTGGTGGATTATTAAGTGCTTCAGGAATTATTACTGGAAGTGCTCAAATAAATAACTCTGTTATTACTAACGCTATGATACAAAATGCTGCAATTCAAACAGCTAAAATTGGTAATAATCAAGTTACTTTTCCTCAATTAGCGTCAGGATCTTCATCAACATCTTATCCATCTACTAATACAGCTTTACAACAAATTTGTACATTAAGTGTAAGTAACTCAGGTGCAAGTGCAATGGTTACTGCTAACTTTTTTGCTACTCATCATAATAATAATAATCAAACTGCTACTGGTGAATATAGATCATTTAATTTTACTTTGAGAAGAAATGGATCAAGTATTGGAGGATTAAATAATGCTTTTGTAGGTCATATTAACAGTCCATCTTTTACTATTTCTGTTATAGACACTCCTGGACAAGGTACTGCTACTTATTCATTAACTTTTCAAAATGTTGGAGGTAATACTTCAAACTGTAAAGTTTATTATCCATCAATATCTTATGTGGAATTAAAGAGATGAAATCATATACTGTTTTTAATGAGAATAAAATAATAAAAACTTTACTTTGTAGTGAGGAAACTTTAACATTAAATGTTGGTGAAGATGAGAGTTATATTGAAGGTAACTTTAGTGATGAACTTTACTATGTAAAAAATAATGAAATTAAAGAATATCCTAAAAAACCAGAATATCCTGTTAATTTTAATATAAACACTGAAGAATGGGTGTGGGATGAAACTGTCTCTTGGGGTGCATTAAGAGATATAAGAAATACTCTTTTAAGTGAAAATGTTGATTCAGTAGTAAGCAACCCATTAAGATGGGCTAGTATGACTACAGAAAAACAAACAGAGTATACTACTTATAGACAAGCCTTATTAGATCTTCCTCAAAACACAGAAGATCCAAGAAGTCCTAACTTACCCACTCCCCCAGAATAGGAAATTATATGAGTGATTTAAAAGTACCTGTAGCATTAGTTTTTGCTATGGCTGTGCAATTAGTAGCTTTAGTGTGGTACATATCAGGGTTAGTCCATGATATAAACCATTTACAAAAAAGAACTATTGCACAAGAAAAGATGATTAATTTATTAGATGCAGATGTTGGAGATCTCTGGACATTTTGCACATTTACAGAAAATAAGTGGTCTGAATCTTATACAGACGATATGGTTTATGAACGTGTCTGTGGAAGTAAAGAACCACCAAAGGAGTAATTATGGGATTTAAATTAGGAAAACGTTCCTTAGAAAAATTAGAAGGTGTTGATGAAAGTCTTGTAGCCGTTGTTAAACGAGCTATTGAATTGACTAATATTGACTTTGGAGTTATTTATGGACTTAGAACTGTTGAAGAGCAAGAAAAGCTTTTTGCAGCAGGGAAGTCACAAACAATGAAGTCAAAACACCTTGAAGGTCGTGCTGTTGATCTTATGGCGTATGTAGATGGAAAAGGTTGTTGGGAACTTAATGTTTACGATGATCTTTGTGACGCTATGAAAGAAGCAGCTAAAGAACTAGGTGTAGCAATTAAGTGGGGTGCAGCTTGGAGTGAAGGAGATATTCGTTCTTATTCAGGCTCATCAGAAGACGCAATGATGTCATATATAGACCTTAGGCGTAGTCAAGGAAGACGCCCTTTTATTGATGGACCACATTTTGAACTTATGTGAGGCAGTATGGCAGCAACAATTTTAGATGATTGGAAGATATTACCAAGGCTAATGATGTTATCAGTAACGATATTAACTTATCAAGCTGTTCATTGGTTTATGGGTCTTCCTGATCCTTCAGTAGCTCAATCTGGACTAGTTTCAGTTTGTATGGGCGCATTAACAGGTTGTTTCGGTATTTGGATGGGTAAAGAATCTAAAACAACAGTAACAGCTAGTAAGGTGACACATGAACAAACTTATAAAGGTACTCCTGATAGCAGGTAGTTTATTACTTGTAAGCTGTTCTCCTTTATCTTGGATTCCAAGTTTCGGAGGCGGTAGCGGAACTAATGTAGCTGCTAATACTCAATTAGGAAAAACTAATAATCAAACAATAGGTAATAGCAAATCTACTGATCAAACTTTAAAAGTAGAAGCAATATCAGGAGACGTAAAACAGTCAAATGATGAAAACAAAGTTAATACAGAAAAGGTCGATTCAATTACAATAAATGAAATTGATCCTTGGATACTATTATTATTAGTGTTAGGTTGGTTATTACCTTCTCCACAAGAAATTTGGGGAGGTTTTCTTCGTATGATTCGAGTAATGCGTGGAAAAGAATAAATACCTGACGTTTAAGAATAAAGGTTAATTAAAGAGACAGATTATTGTCTGTTAGTCTCTTAAAGAGGGGGTTAATTCCCCCTCAATTAATTTTAAAGGAGTTAGCAATGGCTAAGAAAAAAGATCCTCGCCTAGAGAGGGCTGGAGTTAGTGGTTTTAATAAGCCTAAGCGTACTCCTAGTCATTCTACTAAGTCACATATTGTTGTAGCTAAAGTAGGTGATCAAATAAAAACTATTCGTTTTGGTTCTCAGGGTGTTAGTGGTTCTCCTAAAAAAGAAGGTGAATCTTCTAAGTACAAAGCCCGTAGAATAGGGTGGAAAGCTAGACATGCTACCAATATAGCCAAAGGCAAAATGAGTGCCGCATACTGGGCTAATAAAGTAAAATGGTGAGGAATAACCAATGGTTCAATTAACAAAACCTACTAAGGCTATTAAAAAGTCAGTAGCAGATCCTAGTGATAGCTATCAATCTTTAAAACCTTTGTGGAAGAAATCTAGAGCCGTTTTGCAAGGGCAAGAAAATGTTAAAGCACATGATGAATATTTAGAACATGATTATTCAAATTTACTTCTTCCGTTTTCACCTAGTATGACGCAACGTCAATATGACTTTTATAAAGCAGAGGCTGAACTTCCAGGATTGACTGCACAGTATTGTAAAGTACTTATTAGTGCTCTCCTAAGAAAAGACTCTCATTTAAAGTTACCAGAAGAATTACCTGAAGACTCTTATGATTGGATTAAAAACAATTTTACTTTAGATGGTCGTTCTTTATTTAATTTTTTAGATAATGCTCTTTGGGAAGAACTTCAAACTTCTAGAGCATGGATTTATGTTGATTATCCAGAATTAACTGAACAACAGTTTGATGCAATGACTCCACAAGAAAAGATGAATATAAAACCTTATCCTGTAGTTATTGAAGCTGAAAACGTAATTAACGTACAAACAGATACACATCCTATTACAAGAATTAAAACTTTATCTCGAATTGTTACACGTTACTTAGTAAAACGTTATAAAGAAGAAAATCCTTGGCATCCTAATTATGTTGACACTGTGTGTGATCATTACTTAGATGATCAAGGTAAGCTTGTATTAGATTATTATGAGCATCCTGACACTAATAGTCAAGTAAAAGTTCTTAATGGTGATGTTACGTATGAATATGAAGATAGACTTACAGAAATAGGTTTTAAAAAAGTTAATACTGTCTT